CAAAGTGATAAAACCGCCTTGCCTAAAGCGTAGCAGTGCTTGTGTGGTCGTGTCCACGAAGTCATCGTGCTCCCCAACTGGGAAAGCCGCCATCTCTTCGATCACTTCTCGTGCCCAGCGTGTGTCTGGTGCCCAGACCATGCCAGAGGCAAACAAATCAGCCACTGCGTTTAATCGTACCATCTTGTCGTTGCCGCGGCTAGGATTTGTTTCCTGCACGGGGATGTCCATAGCCCGCAGTTCTTGGATCAGCGGAGCGCCTGCGGCCTTCTTCTCCACGATGAACGCATCTGGCTCCCACTCCTTGTAGTGCTTAAGCGCAACTTCTTTAAGTTCAGGGAACGTCATGCGGTCTTTGAACGCATCGAGCAAGATAATCTGCGTCGCGTCCTTCTCTTCTTCGTTGAAGAACACGCCCCATGTGGTGCAGGCTGAATAGTCAGAGTTGTTCTTGGTCTCAAACGCCGTATCCCACGACTGAATGACGTAATCGCACTGCGGTGGGTCTTCAGACTCCCATATGCGCCACATTTTGCGCCCAACGATAGCTGAGTTCTCGCTTGTGGGCTGCTGCATGTACTGCGCGTTCCAATACCTAGGCTCAATGGACGCTTTTGTCGCTTTAAGTGCGGCAAGAGGCCACTGCTCTGGCCACAGTGACTTCTCGTCTTCGGTGTCTTCGTTGAGAATGGCTGGAAGCTCCACGATTTCCCATGGAATAGCTTCGGGGTTGCGAGCTTGGTAGTCAATCAAGCGTCCAGTCAGGTCTAACAGCGACCATCGGGTCATAATCACAATGATCGCACCACCGGGCATCAAGCGTTGCAAGGGGCCAGTCTGAAACCAAGACCATGCAGTATCAAAAGCAAGCCGTGAGTTGGCTTTTACGTCTTGTTCTGAATGAGGGTCATCAATGACGAAAAGATCAGCCCCACGGCCAGCCAGTGCGCCACCAACACCAGCAGCATAATACTGACCACCAGCAGAAGTCGACCACTTACCGGCAGCTTTCTGATCGTCTGCGACCATTGTTTGGGGGAAAACTTCACGATACTCCTCCGATTCAATCAAGTTACGCACTCTACGGCCAAAGTCTTCAGACAAACCAGCGGTGTGGGTGCCCATGATGATCTTCTTATTAGGGTATTTACCTAGAAAGTACGCAGGGAACAGGTACGAGGAGAACTCTGACTTACCCATACGTGGCGCGATGTTGATAATCACGCGCTTTTTCTTGCCCTCGACCACATCTGTGAAGATTTTGGCCAGTTTCCTGTGGTGCGGCCCGATCTTAAAGCCCGGATAGACGCTCTGAGCGAACCCCAGCATGTTTGTTTTGGCCGCTTGCAGGCTGGCGCGGGCTTCGCGCATCTCCAAGTCTTGGAAGAGCTCCATCTTTTCTGCCAGCGTCATGTGCGGCAGTGCCTTGGCCATTGCTTCTAGCTCAAGTTTGCTAAGAGTTGTGAACTTTTTAGTCTTCATCTGACTTTTCTTCAGACACATCGACCACATCAATCACGCCCATGAACCTATTGAGCTTGTCTTTGATCCGTGCTTCAAGCTCTACGTCTGTCATCTCAGTCTTCTTGACCTCGACACGTTCCGTAAACAGCGCAACCTCAGTGACTTTACCCAACATGTCTAGTGCTTTCAAGCGGATACGTGCATCTGGATGTTTGACTTCTTCAAGAATCTTAGCTACGGCAAAACCGCGTAGTTCTTTGGCTTGCTCCACAAACGCCCAGTCGTAGGCTGTGAGCATTCCCACCAGATGCTGGACTGCCGCTGGGGTTTTTAAATTAGTTAGCGCTTGTTGTGTATTGCCAACAGGCTGTCCGGTTACAAGAGACGCAAACGATTTACGAGCCGCGTCTTGTTCCGCCTTGGTCTCAATCGCTTCGTCTTCAAGTTCTAGATTCTTTAGCCACTCAGCCGTTTTGACTTTGGCGTCGATTATTGTGGTTGGGTCTGCTTTTTCAAAAGACAGTACCTCCGCTGTGGCGTCGACCACCTCTGGATGAAACTCGCCGTGAATAAGATGTTCTAGCATTTTGCGTAGGTTAGTGCTGGCGTCGCACTTGTTGCCTCGTTGCAGTTAGTGTACACTTCTTTTCGGCAATGGTGCAAATTTTTTGTTCTGTTGCTTCTCCTTGAGGATTAGTCCTCCTTGCGCCCCGGCTAAACACCGGGGCTCTTTTTTATTGGCCATGTCAAACGTTGGACATTGGTCTTTGAAATTTTTTATAGGGGGGTGGGGGGTGGCGTTTGGGCTTTGAGATTTTGAAAAATTGGATTTGCGGGTGAGGAACAGTGTTTATGTCCTACCCATCGTGTCGCTCTATTTTGGGGGTATGGGGGTATGGTGGGGTCAACGCCATAGCCATTCTGCAGACTTTATTGAAGTTTATTTTCCCCCATACTTTGTAAACTAGAGTTGTCAATGAGGGAGATCGCCCTCTGAGACATAACAACCAATCGGGGACTTGTCCCCAATCAAACTCAAGGAGAGTTACTATGTCAGTATCAACTAGAAGTCATGTCATCGCCATCAAGTCAGAGAGTGACGCATCTGCGAAAGCGGAGATTGCACGCATTGCGCTTAAGAAGCAACATGGTCGCAAGTCGCACGAGAGTGTTCGTGCATTGCTTCTGCCTGTGTTCGCTAGCGTGTGGTCAATAGAGCTTGTTGCGGGCGAAGGCTCAGGCTCAGGCAAGCAAGTGCTCGACTCAAGTGCAAGCGGATATGAGGCTTGTCGCAAAGCACTTGGTCGCACAGTCACATTCATCTGTGGTGCTCGTGAGAGTAACGCCGTTGAAGTTCCACCCAAGCTGGTCAAGAAGCTCACCAACGAGATTATTGACGCAGGCTTAACACAGAAGCAGTTCAATGCATTGCTCACGCAACTGCGTGCATCGGTTTCGTTTCAATAATCTCATTCGGGGACTTGTCCCCGATCTCCCAGTTCACCGCAAGGGCGAGGCTCTTGCGGTGTTTCATTCTTTGTCCAATCAATAATCTCAAGGAGTTAATCATGCACTCAGTAATTCTTCGTGACGGCGGTTTTGACCGCACATACAAGGCAGACACATACCTAGACGCCTTAGTCCTATTCAATGTTCTTTCAGCCAAGTTCACCCTTGTCGAACTCTGGCAAGGCGCTACTCTCATTCAGGCATACAACAACAGCTAATCCGCAGGGATTTCTACAAGCATAGCGTGCTGTGCTTGTGGGGCAATCCTGCCCATACAACAACTCTCAAGGAGAAACCATGACACCAACCAAAGTCATCTCACACATCGTGTGCTCAATCGCACTCGTCACATCCATCATTGTGGGTTTGTGGTGCATGAACGAATACGGCGTTGCGCCATTGTGGGCATTGCTCACGCTTGGCGGATCGTTCTTGTTCGGCACTCAACTCATGCTCATCATCACAGGAGAATAACCATGTACCAGCTCTTCAACCAATACCGCACCAAGGAAGTCGGCATCGTGCAAGTAGGCTCACGCGAGTACCACCTGCAATACCATTACCCCAACGGGGGCAGCAACTACGTAGTCTACGTATTCAGCAAGAACCTAGCTGAGAGAGGGCGTGTATTCAGCACCGATGATGCCGCCCTCGAATGGATAGGCAAGCAACCCACACAACTCCCTTTGTTCCCCTGATTGGGGACTCAGTCCCCGATCTTCAATTATCTGAGATTATTGAAGGGCACCATAGCTGAAAAATACCGATGGCGGAGATTAAAGAACTTTGCCACTTGTTGCACCACCTGCAACACCGCATGAATACAGGCGTTCCCGCAAAATCTGGCTATATATATATCTTTTTATTATTATGTATATATATGGGAGTCTTTTCTAGGGGGTGTGTGTATTTTCAGAAGCAAGCCACTTTTCTTTCTTTGACTGGCGTTACCTTTTTGGAAAATACATAGATACCCTGCCACATTTTGCGATACACTAGTATTCATGCGGTGTCCCGCTTGGCGCACCACATGGCAAAACTATTTAATCACTCCTTTTTTAACATTTCACACATACGAGGTTCAATAATCTCATGCTCAACTCATACATCAAACTCAAACCCAACGATCTTCATCAAAGATTATTGAAGGAGCGCATACACCCAGCGGAGATGCAAGCAATCAAAGACGCTGTCGCACAAGCGAAGGAAGCACAGCGTGTCGACAAGATCACACGCTCTCAGCGCAAGAACGAATGGGACAAGGTGCTCAAACCCCTGCGCTACGAACTCAACAACGCCAAGGTTGGGCGTGCATACGATCTCGATGATGAGTCACGAGTCGAGGCGTTCGATGCGTACATCTTGGTGATGGAGACATTATTGAGTAGGTTCGCCAAACCCCTTGCCGCACTTGAGCACACACCGATACAACTCGCCTTGGAGAAAGGGCTACCCAACAATGGCGAGCATTGGACAGACTGGGTGCCAGACAAGATTAAAACCAAGATCGCAATAGCGTTCGAGGAACTACCGCACA